AGAATTAGATACAGAGTATATGACAGATGAACAAAAAGAATTAGTTGACGTTCTAAAAGTAAATACAACTACATCGAATGTAGTCAATCATATGTTACAATGTATAAATTCAATAGGTAGAGTTAAAATTGATGAATTAAAGGCTCTCCTATCAGATGGTAAAAAAGAATAATAGTAAACGCAGGCACAATTTTAGACGCTACAGAAGTGGTCTAGAAGAAACACTTGCTGACTACTTAACACATCACCAAAAAGAAGTGCGTTACGAACTACTGAAGGTCCAATGGGAGGATCTTCGGTATCGTACCTACACACCTGACTTCCAGTTAGACAACGGCATTATAGTTGAAGCTAAAGGGTTGTTCGATAATGATGACAAACGCAAGCATTTAGCTATCCAAAAGCAACACCCTGAGTTAGACATACGCTTTGTATTTTCTAACGCTCAAGCTAAGTTGTATAAAGGTTCTAAGACTAGATACTCAGGGTGGTGTGAGAAGAACAACTTTAAGTGGGCGCATCGAGTTATACCATTAGAGTGGCTACTAGAAAAAGGTAGTCACACTAAGGCTACTGTAGTAAAATTAAAAACAGAAAGAAAGGATACTTAATGGGCTATACGTTAGCTGATGATGAGGTTGCTCTTATATTACGACCTATAAGCTTTAATGCAGATGGAGAATGGAGTGGTTTAATATCTACTGGGTTAGCAATGGGGCCAGAGAGTAACATAGATAAGGATATACTTAGTGACTTGATAAAGTGTGCTACCTTTTTGAGTGCCTTCCTTGATATTGCACATGACTACCCAAACATTATGGAAGTTGTTGAAAGAAGAAGAGAAGAAGTGATTAAAATGTTTGAACAAGATGTTGAGGAAGAAACTAATGGATTGCCGGAAGTAGAAGTACAAACTTCTGGTGGGCAAGTTATAAAGTTTGGACCAAAAACTAAAACGAAAGGCAAAGCATGACTGAAGAATTAATACGTAAACCCGCACACTACGCTCGATGGCAAATAGAACCAATCACGTATACTATGGTGAATGGCTTTGAGTTCTGGAGGGGCAACATAGTCAAGTACGCTAGTCGTGCAGGGCATAAGATGTACGATGGTATGGATGAACAAGAGAGTGAAATTACAGATCTTAATAAAGTAATACGATATGCTGAGATGCGAATTAACCAAATTAAGGGTGCTGATGAATTATAAATCTTTCCATATATCTTTTTTAATGAAGGTAGACGAAGAAGGCAATGTCCTATCCTTAATAGAAGATGAACATGAGAGAGACGTTGAAGAATTAATAGCGAATTCGCTGCACGATATTGACGATGTAAGAATAGAAAAAATTAAAGTCAGGGGAAAAGACTATGGACGGTAACTATCTACCAACGGACTATCAATCATTCATTCACAAATCACGGTACGCTAGATGGTTAGATACAGAGGGTCGCAGAGAGAGCTGGAACGAAACGGTATCTAGGTATGTAGATCAAATATGTACAGCAAATGCTATAGATACAGATATCAAAAAAGAGTTGTATGACGCTATCATATCGCTGCAAGTAATGCCCTCCATGAGAGCTATGATGACTGCTGGTCCTGCACTAGAGCGAGATAACACAGCAGGATATAACTGTAGCTACCTACCAGTTGACGACCCCAAGAGTTTTGATGAAGCTATGTTTATACTACTGTGTGGTACAGGTGTAGGATTTAGTGTTGAACGACAATTTGTATCTAAGCTACCTGAAGTACCAACAATGTTTGATAGTGATACAACTATTATAGTTAAGGATAGTAAGGAGGGCTGGGCTAAAGCATTTAGACAAGTCTTAGCATTACTCTGGGCAGGGGAAGTACCTAAGTGGGATGTTTCACTTGTTAGACCTGCAGGAGCTAAACTAAAGACATTTGGCGGCAGAGCTTCTGGCCCAGCACCTTTGATAGATCTGTTTAATTTTTGTATTGCTACATTCAAAGGCGCACAAAACCGCAGGCTGTCTAGCCTAGAGTGCCATGACATTATGTGTAAAGTTGGTGAGATTGTTGTGAGTGGAGGCGTTAGGCGTAGTGCTATGATTAGTTTGTCTAATCTAAGCGATGACCGTATGCGCCACGCTAAGTCGGGTAACTGGTGGGAACATGCAGGGCATAGAGCCTTAGCTAACAACTCAGTTAGTTATACAGAGAAGCCAGATATGGAAACATTCTTACGTGAGTGGACTGCGTTAGTTGAGTCTAAGTCAGGTGAGCGTGGCATCTTCAACAGACAGGCTAGTAAGAAACAAGCAGCTAAAAATGGTAGACGTAATTCAGAGTGGGAGTTTGGGACAAATCCTTGCAGCGAGATCATATTACGCCCATACCAATTTTGCAATTTAAGTGAAGTAGTAGTACGAGCCACAGACGATATGAAAAGTCTATCTAACAAAGTTAGACTAGCTACAATAATTGGTACAATACAATCGAGTTTAACTAAGTTTCCATACTTGCGTAAGGTTTGGCAGAACAATACTGAAGAAGAAAGGCTACTGGGTGTATCTTTGACAGGTATAATGGACAACCCATTGCTCACAGCTAAAAATAAAGGGTTAGCTCAAACGCTAGATCACTTGCGTCATATTGCTGTTGCTACTAATAAAGAGTGGGCAGTAAGACTAGGGGTACAACAATCTACTGCTATTACGTGTGTCAAGCCCAGCGGAACGGTATCACAATTAGTAGACAGTGCGTCAGGCATCCACGCTAGACACAGCCAGTATTATCATAGAACTGTTAGAGGGGACAACAAAGATCCTATTACACAGTTTATGAAAGACCAGGGTATACCTTCGGAGTTATGCGTAATGAAACCAGATACTACAACTGTGTTTACGTTTCCTATTGCGTCACCTAAAAATGCTGTAACTCGAAATGATATGACAGCTATAGATCAACTAGAGATGTGGTTAACCTATCAACGGCACTGGTGTGAACACAAGCCTTCTGTAACCATTACAGTTCTACCTGATGAATGGATGGAAGTTGGAGCATTTGTTTATAAGTATTTTGATGAGATGAGTGGTGTGTCTTTTCTGCCACATTCAGATCATACCTATCAGCAAGCACCCTATCAAGAGTGTACCAAGGATGAATACAAAACGTTATTGAAAGACTTTCCTAGTAAGATTGACTGGGAAAAGTTATCTTCTTATGAACAGGAAGACAATACTGTAGGGATGCAAACCCTAGCGTGTAGCGGAGATGTGTGTGAGATTGTGGACCTTACGTAGTGCAGCTAAATCTCTTTGAATCGTTACCAAGTAAGATTGAAGGGCCATCAAAGTATTGCAAGAAGTGTGATATTCTCAAACCAATGAGTTCTTTTAGATTATATCGTAGGGCTACTGGAGATCGTAATTCTAGAGACAGTAAATGCAAAGATTGTTCTCGTCACGCAAACAACGTAATAAAAAAACTCCGGGCTATTTCTCCAGCACCAGAGGGACATTGTGAGTGTTGTCTCGTAAAGACAGATAAACTTGTATTAGATCATTGTCACGATACAGAGATATTTAGAGGTTGGTTATGCCCTCCATGCAATCTTGGCATTGGGGTTTTGGGGGATACAATAGGGGATATTAAAAAGGCACTAAACTACTTAAACAAAACATCAAGGAAGCAATAGCCCTATGAGACTAGAACACGAAGCCAATGCACACATTAATAAAAAGCAGAATAAATTTAAAAAAGAGTTCCACGAACTTGTTAATCCACTGCGAACTCTATTAAAAGACAATCTTAATAATACAATTGAGTTAGACAACTCTTTACTACACCTACTAGAAGTTGAGTTGTGGGCGCAGAGAAGTGTTGAAATCTGGGGTGTCAAGTAGTCATAACGGGGTTGTGATTATAGCAATATTAAAATTGCTAAAGTGTGGTATAACTACAATACATTAAAGGAGTTATACTATGATAAGAAAACTATGGAACAAAGCAGTAGCTGCACAAGAAAGAAAAGCTAACTACTGGAAACTATACTATATGACAGACAGGGAACTACAAGATATTGGTATCGACCGATACGATATAAAACGTATGCTATAGTCTGTTATCTTCGTACATTTCAATGTAATCTAAAAACCGCATTAAAGTACCAGTGTTCATGTCGCTGATGCTACCTTCATAGCCATTGCCTATACTCTTTAAGTACTTAAACGCTGCTTCTTTAGCATCTTTCTTTTGCATCTTTGCTTTTCTTTTTAACGACAGTTGAGCAGCATCATTACCACGGTAGTTTTCGTCCATAAGTTTTCTTACGGTGTTTGCTGTTTCGTTTTTAACTTTCTTAACAATCTGTTCTTTTTGTTTTTGTGTTCCGTTTTGGAAGACTCCTGTGTCTAACCATTTGGCGGAAGCTCTTTCCATTATAGGAGCAAACAACTCATTAAATATTCTATCATAGGCAGGTAAGTTACTTCTTTCACTAGATTTAAAGTCTTTCATTTCCGCCATAGAGTAAAGTATCTCTGTAGATGTCCTGCCAGGTTTAGTAGTAACGCCTATTGCTCTAGCAATTGGGTTGGGATCTTGTATATTTCCTGCCCTACCACCAACTCGTAAATTTTTAGTTCCTAACGCACTAATTTTTACGTCTTTATCTAAAAATATTTCAATAAGGTTATCGACATACTTTGTTGCAGATATAGCAAATACGTTAGCTCCTGTTTCTTGTCGAGGATCTTTAGCTACATCACTATCTGCCATGTATCCTACTATCTTGTTAAGGGCATCTAGAGGTCTAGTAAAACCAGCCGTAATATTTCCTGCTGCTCTGTAAACTTGCTGGGCATTTATTTGACGTTTGTCTGGTTCGTCGTTAAACATAACATCCATCATGTTAAGCAAATCATTTGAAAACTGAGTGTCTCTAGCAACCTGTCCTACAGCAAGTGCATCCCCTAAGTCTATTAATAAAGAATTAGAAACTGTGTCGCCATCTTTTATAGTATTAGAAATACGACCTGCTATCATCCAGACTGACATAGGAAATGTATTTTTAAAATCAACAACTGCCCCATTAACTTCTCTTTGATACCAAGGTAGATTTTTTGCTTTAGCTTCGTCGTCACTTTGCATAGCTAAACTAATAGCAGAAAGCCCTACAACACTACGGTATAGTGCTTCTTTTGGTTCTATTGCTTCTTGGCCTCTTTTAAATCTAATACCTTTTAATATGCCAAGACCAGAAACATCTGCTTTTTCTCCGGCTATAGGAACACGCCCTATTGTCCTAGCATATTGAACTAGGCCACCTAACGACCACTGATAGGTTGTAGCTACTACGCTATTAAAGAACCTACCAAATGGTAGTATCGTACCTAGACCAGGAGTAGCGGATACTTTTTCAACTAACTCAGCTAAACCTTTTAGGCCTTGGTCATCTGTAGTATAGTCTTTAGCAAACACAGATCTCAATGTTGTGTCTACTGCACTTCCTACAATGTCTGTATCAATTAGGTCAACATCTGCTCGTACTAATTTTCCGTTAACAGAAACTTCTCGTGCATTTATTACATCAGATAAAGTTACACCGTGTTTTAGTCTTAGAAGTTTATCCATTTCGGTAGTCAACATTAAGGCTTTAGTTACAGAGTCTTGGAGTTCAACAGCAGTTACTCTGTTAGCTGTAGTAACAGTATTTTCTACTCCACGGGCAATCTTACCACCTATGCCTTCCTGTGGCATGTTGAACGCAGATAACTTTCTATCAACACCTGCAGTTATAGTTGCTTTCAGTGTCTTCTGGACGTCTTCGTTGTACAATAAAAATTCTTCATATGCCTGTCTTGTTGAGTATGGGTCACCTAGATTTTTTAGTTTTTGTATTACCATTGATCCGTATACAGCACCCATTCTTTGCATTTCTTTATTGCCTGTAATGGATCCATATGCGTATGTTACCCCACCATTTAACATTTCAGCTATAGATCTAGCACCAAAGAACTGAGCAAATCCTTGTACGTTTACAAATGTTGTAGCTGGGGAAGAAACTAAAAGTCTTTTCCAAGCATTTTGAGCAAACGAAGCATATTTAGTTCTACTTTTTTGTCCTGCTGCTTCATCTTTAAGTTCTATTCCTCGCTTCATTGCTTCTAGAGCTTCATCCCCTTTAAGGATTGCACCATCTAATACCCGTCGAGCTACAGATGCAACAGAAAGTATCTGTCCCGCTTCCGAAAATTTTGCTGCCATTAGAGAAGGTAGTTCTACTCTAATTTGTGTCAGATCCCCAAATTTTAGACCCATACCCGTGTCTGCTAATAAATCATTCAATTGTCTTAACTGTATGTCTGTCATTTCAGGAATGATGTCTGTTATAAGATCTGATGTATTAACTTTACTAGTAAGCTTTATGTTAAAGTCATCTATATACATTCTTAAAAGACCGTCAGTTTGGCCTTTTCCTCCTGTACCCAAGATTACCTCTCTTAAAAAAGTAGCTACTAAAGGCTGCTCAACGTATTCAGAAGTAACCATTTCTTGTCCGCTTTGCATCATTCTAGTACCTTCTTTTACCTTCTTCCTCCACCCTTTTGCTTTTTGTACAATATGATCTGCCGCTTTTAAACTTTGTGTTTTATTAAGTAAGCTGGTTGCTTTTAAATTCGCTTGGCTTACCATTTGATTTATTCTAAATCTGTCTTTACTATTTTCAAGACCAGACTTTTCAGCACCCATCTTTTTAAAACCTACATGTGCGCCAACGGATGCAAAGCCTGCTAACGAACTAAAGGCACTAGATATAGCACTGAACTCATCTTGTACGCCAATGTCTATTCTATTGCTTTGAATGGCTGCGTCTTGTAATACAGCAGCAGTTGCATCAAGAACGCCTGTTTGAAACACAGGTTTAGAAATTCCTAATGTAGTACCTCCCCCAAAAGCTCTATCTCTGAGGGTTAAAGACCCTGCTTCTTTTTTAGATAGATTTAATGCTTTCGTTGCACCCTGCTTGCTTATGTCTTTAGCTAATTTCTCTTGCGCTTCTAGGGCAGATCTTTGTAGAAAGGCTTGTTGGTTAGCTTTAAATATTGACCTGCCTACTGCTTTTTTCTTTTTTGCATTGATTTCAGTAGACATTTTTCTAAGCATATTTTCTTTAGCTTCATTTCCTGCTTTTTTGGCTGCTTGTTTTGTACCTTTATTTTTAATTACTCGCTCAGAAGCTTCCGCCATAGCTTTCTTTATTAAAGCCTTACCTGCAACACTACTACCTACAGCACCACCTTTAGCTAATCCTCCAGTTAATAAACCTACCCAGCTTGTTGGGTCTGCTGCAACAGCAAAGATGTAATCCTTCATGCCGTCAAATGCGCCATAGTAACCGTCATTAACGAATACATTACCCATTTGATCATATAAAGAGTATGCTCTCTGGGCTAACATCTTTTCATCGTCAGAAGCGTTGCTTATCCATCTAACTTCTCCGGCAGTTTTTACTACGTTAGCTTCAACCCACCGCATATGCCCAATAAAATCTTCTACTACATCGTCATCTGTTTTATTTCCTGCGCCTCGATAGTCTTGACCAAAACGAGAAATCATTAATGCGCGTATGTCTCTTACGTTCTTGCCACTCTTTAAGTCTTCTTTTCTTAAACTTTTATCAGTAGGGTTTATATTATTAGGATTATCAAATAGATTTTTACCGTCTAAGGAAGGATACTTTCCCTCATCTTCATTGTCGTAGTAAATGTTTTGGAGCGATGAGGCAGTGGCTTGGTCACTTTCTTTTCGAATTGGCGCATCAGGAAAAGCAACAACGCTATTGTCTTCTTCCTTCTCAGGAAGGTTATCATAAAAGATATTACTAAAAGATAGTTCAGCCATTCTTTATTTGCTTTCTGTTAGAAATTGTTTTTCGTAACGTATATACCAAGCTACAGGATCTTTCTCTGCCTCTAAAATTTGGTTAGGCTGCTGTTTAAAATAAGTAGTTGCTTTATTTCTAAACCATTTAAATGCTCTAATAGAAGTTTCTCTTCTTTCTCTCGCCTGTGGGTCATCCCTAAAGAAACTTGTAACTCCACCTCCTAAACCTGCTGGTACGTCTTTGTATCCCTCTGAAACTTTTTTCCTTATCCTTGCAAGTGTGCGGTT